CTTACTCCTAAACGTGACTCTCGTATTATGTTTCTCGGCACTCCTCAGACGACATTCACTGTATATAACAAGTTAAGGGAGCGTAGCTACAGACCATTTGTATGGCCAGCTAGATACCCCCGCAAAACTGCTATGTATGATGGTTTACTTGCACCTCAGTTGCAAGAAGACTTAGACAACAAAAACTTAGCATGGGAACCTACAGATACCCGATTTAAAGAAGGTGATTTACTCGAAAGAGAGGCATCTATGGGTCGTAGTAACTTTATGCTACAGTTTATGCTAGATACCACCCTATCTGACGCTGAGAAGTTTCCCTTAAAGTTTGCAGACTTAATAATTAACCCTGTTAACCCAACACATGCACCCGAAAACATAATATGGTGTTCTAATCCAGAAAACATGTGTAAAGACTTGCCATGTGCAGGACTCCCAGGAGACTATTATTATAAGCCAATGCAGATACAGGGAGAGTGGAAAGAATATAGTGAAACTATTTGTAGCGTAGACCCCTCTGGAAGGGGCTCAGACGAGACTGTAGCATGCTTCTTATCTCAGTTGAATGGATTTATATACCTACACGAAGTATACGCTACTAGAGACGGTTATAGCGACAAGACATTATTAGACATATTACAGAGGTGTAGAAAGTATGGTGCGGGTACGCTGCTCATCGAGAGTAACTTTGGCGATGGTATTGTATCAGAGCTATTTAGAAAACACTGTCAAACGACAAAAACAAACATTAACATAGAGGAGACTAGAGCAAATGTCAGGAAGGAAGATCGGATTATTAGTTCTCTTGAACCTGTCTTTAATCAGCATAGGCTTATTGTGGATCCTGCCGTCATTAACTGGGATTATAAAAGTAATGCGGATGAGGCGACTGAAAATAGATTCCAATATATGCTTGCTTACCAAATCAGCCGAATGTGCCGAGAAAAAGGAGCTGTACGACATGATGACAGGATCGACTCCCTCGCCCAAGGCGTTAAATGGTTTACAGATGCCTTAGCACTGTCAGCCGAGGAGTCCATAAAAGACAGAAGACAACAAGAGTGGATAGACCACTTAGAAGCTTGGATGGATGATCCTGTAGCAGAGGCTAACCATATGGTGATGGGGATGGATTTAGAGCAGAGAAGAGAGGCTAGAGGATCGACTAAAAGCCACACCCACACTTGGATTTAGAGTAACCCCACCATAATACACGGGGAAGTGGTGCTCCTCGTGGGTGGAAACAGCGGTCAAGAGGGTGAGTGGAATAAAAACCTCCACCCTCTTCTAACACGAGATTACTTTCGTGGTACTATTAACCATACTCTACCACCACTCTAGTACACTTCGTACTGCACGACCATGAAAAAACTACTTATTATTCTCCTTGTACTGCGTGTTGCTGCTCCTGTCAGCTTGGCGGGGTATATGTGGATGAAGAATAGAGGCAAGGATGTCTCTTCAAATTTTGATAAAATTGTTTGTGGGGATATATACGTCCCCAAAGTTAGTGTGACCCCCGTTACCCCAGATTGTATCATTTTATACACTAGGTATAAATACTTATTGACAGCAAGAACTTTTTATGGTACTCGCGGGGGCTAGTACATTTGTACTACCACTATCGCCAGGTATAAATACCTATTGACAAATCCCGCGTTATGTGGTAGGAGCTGCACTAGGTATATTTACCTACTTGCGGGGATAACTAGGTATAAATACCTACTTGCGGGCATCTGTTTGCTCTCTGGTAACCATATGTGGATATGCTTACAATATATTGACTATACCTGTGGGTATGTTATATTATAAGTATAAATACTATATATAAGATTTGCTTATGATTTGATTGAGTATAAATACCTATAAGATTATATATAAGTTATGCTTATTTATGCTTGCTATAGCATAAGGGCAGCTGATGTATATTTTGATACAGTACATGTGTACTATTATTACTTTATGTAACATTGTATCATTTGATACAGTACATGTGTACTACTTCAAAAGCTTTAGGATGGCCGCCACCATCGTCCGTGGCTTGAGCTGCCTTGAATTAATCTTATAAGTAAATGTCTTGATTTTAAAACAATACTTGACATACTCACAAAAATACATTATAGTATAAATAGTTAAGCAAACAACAACTTTTTTCAACTTAACTAAATATTACTAAATGTAACAAACAACTTGACACTTCAAAACATATCAATTATAATAAAGGTATGAATTGAGGAATCAAACAAACACAAACCAATCACTGGGATCTATCCTTATAAGATAGAAACAGCTCAAACCAGATTAGTTAAACGGACAATATCCCTAGTACACATGTACTCCAGGGCTACGTCACTGGCGACTGGCAGCGTTACCTGATGTGAAAACATTTAAATCTAAGTGTCGGCCTTACGGGGCCAGCTTAAGAGAGGGACAGTGAGGGAATATCAAGAGTTACACGCACATTATTTATTAGTGCTGTTGTTACTATATCGGCCAACCGATCTCTTAACTAGGAATAGTTCAAGATGTGTATATAATAACAGTACTTTCATGCGGTGGGCCAGTGCCACTATCCCTCTGACCGATTACTAACGTTTTAGAAGTTGAGTATTATTACTCATTTACTTCCCTATCCCTTACCAGTACAATAAGCATATAGCGTAGGTGCAATTCCTACACACCGCTTCGGCTAGCTTTCTAGCCACACCACAAACCCATGACATACGCCCAACTATCACCCAATGCACGTGAGATTGTCGCTAGGTTTACACTGGCCACTACTCAAGAAGTGCAGGCAGGCCGTGACTGGTATCCAAATGCCCTCAAGATCTGCCACAGTATCAGCAACAGGTATGACGTACCTACATCAACTGTCGCAGGTGTCGTCAGTGCTCTATCACCTCGCAACGAATGGTCACGCAACATCATAGATGCCGAGGCAATGTGCAAGCTACACCAATCACACGCCACTCGCAAAGACTTGCAGAGGCTCAAAGTGTGTACATTCAAGACTAACAAGATGTTAGCCATCAGCATACTCACACTGCCATCACTTCCATCAGAGGCTATACTCACAGGTGACAAACGCCTTGAGTTCTACAACTGCATCTATCGTAGAAGTCTTGACGATATATGTATTGACGGCCACGCATACTCCATCTGGCTAGGCTCACGTGTACCAACTACCAAAACACCACCGATTGGTAAGAAGTTACGCAAGCAAATCAAGCAAGACTACCGTGACGCCACCTCGTTCATCAACGAAGAGCTCAACGAGACGTTCATGGCAGCTGACATCCAAGCCATCACATGGGTCACCCACAAACGCATACACAATGTCCTACGTGGATATTACAAAGTATAACACACGTTGGTTGACTAGGTAATTATTGTTATCATTAATGCGTGAGTAATGCTAGGCAGCAGCCACCTCACCGCCAACACACACCACCGCTATGACTAAAAAACCACAAGAGCTCTCACCCGAAGAAGCCAAACGTAGACAGATGTTCTATCAGAAGATGGCATACATCGAGATGCGTAAACTACGCCCCAAACACCCACACGTATGAAAGTTCTAGTAGCCTGTGAGTACAGCGGTGTAGTACGTGATGCGTTCACCAAACGTGGCCACGATGCTACCAGCTGTGACTTCCTACCATCCGACAGTCCCAACGGTAAACACTACCAAGGCAACATGTTTGACCTCATCTGGCCACACAATGTGTATGACTGGGATCTCATCATCGCCCACCCGCCTTGCACTCACCTCAGTGTATCAGGTGCATCCAGATGGGCTGAGAAAGTAGCCGATGGCCGTCAACCTGCAGCTATCAAGTTTGTCGAGCGTATCTGGGACTTACATGAGTCATCAGGTGTCAAACTATGTATAGAGAACCCTGTAGGTGCACTATCGTCACGCAGTAAGCTTGGCCCAGCTACCCAGTATGTGCAACCCTACATGTTCGGCCACTCAGAGCAAAAAAAGACTGGCCTGTGGCTACGTGGCTTACCCAAGCTACAACCCACCGACATTGTAGATGTGTCAGGATTACCTAACAAGATACGCCAACGTCTACACTACCTGCCTCCTTCAAAAGACAGATGGAAGCTACGTTCTACTACGTACCAAGGTATTGCCGATGCTATGGCAGCCCAATGGGGTTGACGTTCTCCTACAGCCATGTTACATTGGTTGTATGAGGGTCTCACCCTCTGCTGTTTACCACTTTATACCATGCAACCTAAATCACGTACATCAACATGTGTCAAGTCTATTGACGTAGACCCATTATCAGGCACAGCTATTGTTGAGTTCTTGACAGATACCCGCTATGAGTATACTAACGTATCTCGTAGAGCTATCGCCAACCTACTTGCACAACCTAACATGAGCTTAGGCTTCTGGGTCAATGCCAACTGCAAACTCAAGAGTGTCAAGTGCAAAGAGATCACACCAGTCTCAATATACAAACACAAGCTTGCCAAGGTGCGAGTCTTACAACAACCTGTACTCCCTAATGTCTAGCCACACAATGACTGTTACATTCGACAAGTCTGTATCCTCCTCTATATTAGAGGCAGGGTACAACTACAACCCAGCATCAAACAACACAATTACTGTTGACTTTGACCAAGACGGCAGAGACATCTACGACATACTCGAAGATGCAGGTCTCGGCCATTTAGCAGACGAAGTAGTATACACCAACTACTATGCAGAATGTCTCTAAAAGATGCAAAGAATGTGGAGAAACCAAACTATTGGAAGAGTTTCCACTATTTAGCACTCAGGGAGCAGGTCGCAAGAATACTTGCAAACATTGCTCCAACAAACAAGCGACAGTCAGACGCAGACTGAGACGTAACCATCCAGTACCTGCAGCTGGAGACTGTCCAGCATGTGGTAGGCATACCACTAAATGGGTTCTCGATCATGACCACAAAACTGACAGGTTTAGAGGTTACATATGCGATTCATGCAACGTAGCCTTTGGTAAATTTGACGATGACTCAGCAACCATGCAACGCTCCCTTATCTGGCTCCAATCACATGGCTAATTCCATCAAAACAAACATCACTCAACCCATCGGTGACAAGTACATCAAGACCTTTGATGCTTGCGATGACCCTATCGTTTACACACTCACACGTGTCAGCCCATACACAATGGAAGACATGCTACTAGGTGTGTTCGACAGCAAAGAAGCTGTCATATGTAGGCTTTCTAGGATTATGGACAGACCTTCAAATGATGAGCAGTTTAAGATCGAGACACACAATCTCAGAACACTCAAGCAAGAGGAGGACTTAAACTAATGACTAAACCAACCACCGAAGACCTGCAAGCTGAATTTGAGCAGGTAGTTAAAAAACATAACCAAGCACAAGACATTGTTGAGCAATGTAAAAAAAGATTCATTGAAATAAATGCTATCCTAAAAGATAGATTGGAGGAGGAGTAATGGAGTACGATGATCTCATGAAACAAGCGGAGGAGCATAACAAGCAGCTCCACCGCACCAAGGACATCAATGTTGCCGACTGCCTGACATACAAGGACAGAGATGACATTGCCAAGATCATTGATGCCAGAGTTGCCAAAGAGTATGGTGACATGTACCCATTCAGATGGTCATTCTCATGTAGCGGACACTTTATCTGCTGATGAGTACACCACACGCACAAGAAAGGCTTGAGACCCTTTTCGAAGAGGTTAAGCTAGCCTTTCCTTACCTATCAGAGGAACAACAAGCTGAGATCGCCATGAAGCGGTTTGACGAGGAACTAATCTGATGTTCCATAAGTCTGACATCATCGAAGCAGTAGCTTGGCTTGCTGGCCTGTACATGATTCTCACTATCGTCAGCCTGATTGTACAATCCACACACACTACCAACCCTCAACTTACTATGATACTATGGCAAAGGCAGACCCATTTAAAAATAGAATAAAAGACATCAACAAGTGGCATGCAACCAACGAGTTGACTGAAATTACTTTTGATATGGGCCACGAGGCAGCTCTCACCTGGGATCTGCCCGCCTCCTACGTCTGTGTTGTTAGGGCAATCAAGCCTGACGGCAAGATCGAAGAAAGATCATACCGCCAAGGTATAGCAGCCAAGCGGTACATGAAGAATTTACTCATGAATGACTGCGATTATGTAGTCATGACTGGTAATGCAATCCTTGACACATTACATGATCTACTATGACACTAAATCCACACGACTTATCTGAGATTTTAGATAGACTAGGATATTACATTGATGATGACACAGGCGAGGTCAGCCTTGAGCTTGACCCGTGTGGGCCACCAACAATAGATAAGTTCTTAGTTATATTAGCCTCTCAAGGTCAACTAACTACCAAACGTAATGCAGCATGTGAGTTAGGTTTCTACTTGACCAACTGGCAATGCTTCAGTAGTATGGAGGAATACTGTAAAGTATTTCCTTATGAACAACAATGTAAAATTTATGATGACTAATTTGACACAACGCCAAATTGACCGTCTTGACGACTACGAATACTCACTTTTTCTCGCTTATGGTGACGCATACAAACCTACACCGACAGTTTCTTCTAGAACAGGAAGCGATCAGCTGTGGGAGGCAGAGACTTCACGATTCTTTAGAGAAACTAGAAGACAAATCTTACGCTTCCGCAAGCGTGTACGGGGTGTCGTCAATCAGAGAGGCTTTACCTTATCTGATGGAAAAGGTAGAACAGACTAAACATAAACTTAAAACAGGTCAAGCTGGTAAGTTTTATAAGGACATAGCTATCTACCTTGACGATTTAGAACCCCTTGCAATATCAACCATTGTACTCAAGGTTGTATTTGACAGAGTATTTAGCACACAAAGAGGAGCTAACCTTATCACTCCTACTCTTGTTGCTATTGGATCTGCATTAGAATCTGAGTGTAAGTTCAGATGGTACAAAAAGGAATATCCAGGATTGATGCACTACATCAGTGAGAAATACTTTCACAACTCCTGTGGTACACGCCAGAAAGAGGTTATTGCCAGCCAAAAGTTTGGTCAACGTGACATCAGATGGACACCTTGGAGTATCAAGGCTAAGACATCTCTTGGCAGGTGGGCTCTGACACTTGTTATGGATACCACTCAATGGTTTACCATCAGCAAACGTAAGACACACCGTAAACGTTACGACTACAGAGTAGTGCCAACGGATTTATTCAATGAGAAACGAGCTGAACTAATCAAATCAGCTGAGTTATTCTCTGGTATACCTTGGCCAATGCTAGTAGTACCAGACGATTGGGGCTATGATGAGGAAGGTAACATCATTTATGGTGGATATCTGACAAATACCATGATGAAAGGCCATGACTTAACTCGCAAGGGAAACCCCACCATAATACACGGAGAAACGCCTATTAACTTTTTAAACAAGTTACAAGCCGTCAAGTACTGTGTTAATCAGCACGTACTGTACACAGCAGAAGAGATGAGGTTGAAGGGTAGAATTATAGGTAAGTTTATACCTATATCACCTTCTACTAAGCTCCCACGCCCTGCAGATGCTGATACTAATGAGAAATCTAACTTAGCTTGGAGACGAGCTATGGCAGAAGCTCACAATGCTGATCGCATAAACTTTAAACGATCAGTAAGAACACGCACACAGCTAGAAGCAGCTAACAAATTTAAAGATGATGTCTTTTATCTTTGCTGGTCTTTTGACTACAGAGGTAGAGCATATCCCATCCCAGCTTTCTTGACTCCTCAAGATACTGACTTTGGAAAGGCTATCTTAAGATTTGCTGATGAGGCTAGTGTGACAGATGAGGCAGAGCTTTGGTTATCTTTCCAAGTAGCTACAACCTACGGATTGGATAAAGAAACACTAGAGGACAGACATCTATGGGTGTCTAAAAATACTGAGCTCATCACCAAAGTTGCTACTGACCCCGTAAGATACTTGTCTTCATGGGAAGAGGTAGACGAACCTTGGCAATTCATGGCTGCTTGTCATGAGTACTACCACTGTTGTATAGCTAAAGACAAGTTAACTACTGGTCTAATGGTGGCCGTTGATGCCACGTGCTCAGGATTACAGATCCTCGCTGGGCTCGCAGCCGACAAAAGTACAGCAGAGTTAGTAAATGTTGTCCCTAGTAACAAACCTAGTGACGCATACAAAGCGGTGGCAGAACAAGCCAAAGAGTTCTTACCAACGTACATGCACCATTGGATGACTCGTTCCGTGTGCAAACGCACAGTTATGACAATTCCTTACAATGCTACTAAAGATAGCAGTCGCAAGTACATACGTGAATCATTACTTGAAGAAGGCATAGATCCTACAAAGGATGAACTGACACAAATTGTTAATGCTGTTTACAACAGTATGGACAGTATCGTGCCTGGCCCAATGCAAGTCATGAGATGGATAAAGAAACATGTCGGACAGTACATCAGAGATGGTGCTACTGCAGTTGAATGGGTCACACCATCTGGTTTCATAGTCAATCAAAGAAGAGATGACATTGAAACAATGAGGATGGAACTACAACTACTTGGCAGGACAAGTATAAGATTACCTACAGGTAACACTACACCTAGTCCTAACAAGCATAAGTCTAGTACTGCCCCTAATTACATTCATTCATTCGATGCTTCGATCCTTCACAGATCTTTCAATCAATTCAATGAACCATTCACAGTCATACATGACTCAGTTCTTTGCAGAGCAGGAGACATGGGAACACTCAATCGCCTTGTGCGAGAGACCTACGCCAATATCTTTTCCGAAGAAGATTGGCTCTCTAAATTTGCAAAGACAATCAATGCCTCTGAACCACCACCAATCGTTGGAACATTAAATCCTAAAGATGTTTCAAATTCCACCTATTTTTTCTGTTAATTATGGCAACCACCTACGTCACACCCGACCCCGTAACACTTGATGGCTTCCAAGCTATCCTAAAACCTGGGGAGTGGGGATATAAGTTATCTGCCCTTGTAAAAGGTGACTTGATAACTAAGTTAGAAGAAGAACGTGAGTCAGCTTTAGAATGGGCTAGAAGCAAAAGCAAGAACCCTAAAAGAGTCACTGTAAAGCCTGAGCCTTGGGAAGAGCTAGACAATCAAGAAGGTACTTACCACATTCGTTTTTCTTGGAGAGTTGATGATAAACTTTTCCCTGTTATTGTTGATACAGAAGGTACAGCAATTAAGGATACAGATACACCAATCTACAGCGGTAGTAAAGTTAAGCTAGCTTTCTTCCAGAAACCATATGTATTACCAACAGGTGATATAGGTACATCATTGAAATTAAAGGCAGTTCAACTTATTAGTCTTAACAGTGGAGCTGGCGTTGTTGACAATGGTGACATGACAGCAGATCAAGCAGCTGACTTATTTGGTAAGACACAGGGATTCAAGGTTGAAGACCCTAATGTTGAAGCAGCTGGTACTCCTAGCTCTGTTGAGGATGACGACTTCTAATGCGTAGTCATTTAGAAGAGCAAGTTGCTGACTTGTTAGATCAGATGAAAGTGCCTTATCAGTATGAATCTGAGAAACTACCTTATCTTATCGAGGCTAACTATATTCCTGACTTCAAGGTTGGGGATATATACCTCGAAGCCAAAGGTTATTTTCCTCCAGATCAAAGGCGTAAGATGAAAGCTGTTAAAGAATCTCACCCAGATTTAGATATACGTATTATATTCCAATCACCTAACAATAAAATATCCAAACGTTCTAAAACTACATACGCAAAATGGGCAGAAAAGAACGGTTTCCCTTGGTGTGCTTACTATGCAATCCCAGTTGACTGGCTCAGATGAATCAACATTCCTATATCACACCAGCTGTGACCATTGCGGTTCGTCAGACGGTAATTCCGTATACGATGATGGACATACTTATTGTTTTGTATGTAACCATGTTAGTAGCGGGGAGTTACGTGACGATAGTGGCAGACAAACCAAAACAGCTATGCTTAAAGGAACCCCTGTTAGATTAAAGAAACGAGGTCTATCAGAAGAGACCTGTCGAAAGTACCGTATCCATAAGGACGGTGAGACTTTACGTATGCACTACTTTGCTAAAAATGGCCAAGTATGTGCTGCTAAGATCAAAACTAAGGACAAAGACTTCTGGATGGAAGGTAATAATACTGACCATCAACTTTTTGGGCAAAATTTATTCCCAGATAAGGGTACTCGCTTGACTATATATGAAGGCGAGCTAGATGCAGCTTCTGGATGGGAGGCACTACCAAAGTGGCCACACTTATCCATACCAAACGGAGCTAAAGCTGCAAAGAAATCATTACAGAAAGTGTTAGATCTACTTCAAAACTATGAAGAGGTTGTACTATTCTTTGATAATGATGAGGCAGGTAGACAGGCAGCACAAGAATGTGCTGAATTATTACCCGCTGGGAAAGCAAAGATTGCCCGCCTTGAGAAGTACAAAGATGCTTCTGAGGCACTACAAGCAGGAGATAACGAAGCAGTAAGACGAGCCATCTGGGATGCTAAAACATACAGACCAGACGGTATTGTTGATGCAAAGTCACTCCTTAGCTTAATCACCACACCTACCCCACCCGCTGACCATGATTACCCATTTCAAGGATTACAAGACAAGTTGCACGGCATACGGTACGGAGAACTTGTCACAATTACTGCAGGATCTGGCACAGGAAAATCCTCATTCTGTAGGGTTCTTGCAAGTCATCTTCTCAACCGACAAGAACGAGTCGGTTACTTGGCACTTGAAGAATCTAACCGTAGGACGGCACTCGGCTTGATGTCTGCACAGTTGGGTAAACCTTATCATCTTGGAGAATATGAACGAGAAGAACTCGAACACGCCTACAACAGTACTATTGCTAATTGGAATCTTTTCTTGTTCGATGGCTTTGGCAGCTATGACCCTGACACAATTTACAGTCGAATCGAATACCTTGCCTGTGGATTGGAGTGTCGTGTTGTTTTCCTCGACCACCTTAGTATATTGCTGAGTGGATTGGACGGGGATGAGAGACGTATGATAGACGTTACAATGACAAAATTACGCTCACTTGTTGAACGTACAGGCATATCATTGTTTCTTGTATCACATCTTAGACGTACACAACAGGATAAGAATCATGAGGAAGGAGCTCGTGTGACATTGGGTCAACTTAGAGGATCAGCAGCCATTGGTCAACTATCAGATGGCGTAATCGCACTAGAGCGTGACCAGCAAGACCCAAACAAACAGAACAGCACCACTGTCCGTGTTCTTAAGAATAGACACAGCGGAGAAGTAGGTGTTGCTAACGAACTGACCTATGACCTACGAACATGCACCTTTACAGAGAATGAAGTTACGTCCGACTTCGACCCGACCACCGACTTCGGGTAGTATAAATGTAGCTTTTGATATTGAAACAGATGGAATCGACTCAAGTTGTATCCACTGTATCGTTACCCAAGACATAGACACAGGTCTAGTTACTGAGTACAACGATCAAGCTACTCCAAATTATAGTATAGTTAATGCAGTTAACGACCTTGAGGTTGCTACTAACATTATCTCACACAATGGCATCATGTTTGATGTCCCGCAAATCCAAAAGCACTTCAGTTTTTTCAAAGGTAGAGCAAAACATTGGGACACACTTATCCTAAGTAGATATTTTCACCCAAACCTATTAGAGATTGACCTCAGACGTAAGTGGGCTATGATGCCAGCTCGTTTGTATGGTTCACATAGTCTAGAAGCCTACGGGTATAGACTAAGATGTTTCAAAGATGGTTTTGGTAAGACTACTGATTGGAAAGAATGGTCTCCAGAAATGCAAGACTATTGTAAAAAAGATGTTGCTATACTTGTTAAACTATGGACACATTTTCAAAAATCCATCCAAGCATTGTCCTAGAACATGACACCGCACAACTAATGGCTTTACAAAAAACCACTGGTTGGCCGTTCAATGTAGAAAAGGCACAAGAGCTAGAGAATAAGCTACTAACGAGGTTAGAGAAGCTTAGACGACAGGCTGAAACCGTTTGTCATTACGTACCACACAACTTGTTTACTCCAAAACGAGATAACAAGAAACAAGGTTACTTTGCTGGAGCAGAAATGCAAAGGTTAAAGGACTTTAATCCTAGCAGTCGAGAGCACATAGCTTGGTGGTTTAAAACCTTTCAAGGTTGGAAGCCTACTAAACTAACACCCACTGGTAAAGCAGTTATTGATGAGACGGTGCTTAAAGAAATAGGAACAGAAGAGGCATTGGTATTCTTAGAAATTTTGGTCACACAAAAGAAACTAGGAATGGTATCCCAAGGATCTAATGCTTGGTTGAAGCTAGTCAAGGATGGCAGACTTCACCACTCTTGCTTTATCGGTGCGGTGACTCATCGAATGGCACATTCACACCCGAATCTTGCTCAAGTAAGTTCGGACAAGGATTGCCGTGAATTATTTATCACCCAACCAGACTGGAAACTTATTGACAGTGACCTAGCTGGTATCGAACTAAGATTATTTGCTCACTACCTTCACAGATATGACGGTGGTCGGTATGCAAAGATCTTACTAGAACAAGATATTCATCAAGTCAATGCAGATAAAATTGGAATCTCTCGCAGACAAGTCAAGACAATTACTTATTGCTTCTTGTATGGCGGGGGTAATCAGAAACTTGGACTATCTTACGACAGCATGCTACCCCTCGAAACTGCGAAGAAGAAAGGGGCAGAGATTAGGAGAGCTTATATGGATGCAATCCCAGGTCTGGAGAAGCTTGTCGAGGATACTAAGAGAGTTGCTGGTGGAGGTAGTATACGTGCTATCGACAAACGTCAGATCCTTGTTGACAAAGAACACAAGGCATTAAACTGCCTTTTGCAGGGTTCAGCAGCAGTCATCGCAAAGCGGTGGCTACTACTAACACACAAAAACATAGGTGAAACTGTCCATGAACGTTATGCTTTTGTGCATGACGAACAAGTGTTAGGATCTCCTGTTCAAAATGCACAGTTTATTGCTGACGTTTGCAAACTATCTGCATTACAAGCTGGTGAGTATTACAACATACGATTACCCATTGAAGCTGACGCACAAATTGGCGACAACTGGGCACAGGTACACTAATGCTATTAATTGACTCTGACTTCCTTGCTTACAAAGCTGCTCAAGCTTGTGAGATAGGTATAGACTTTGGAGAAGATGTCATCATCGCTCAATCACAATTCAGTGAAGTACTAAAAGTATTTCATAATGAATTAAATAAAGTGACAAAAGCTATGATGGAAGACAACTTCATACTATACTTTTCAAGCACTAAAAATTTTAGAAAGAAAATTTACCCTGATTACAAGGGACATCGAATGAAACGTAAGCCCCTTGGCTACAAACGTTTAGTAAATTATTGTAGAGAAAACCACAACTTTAAATTAATCGAAGGGTTAGAAGCTGATGATACTATTGGCATCGAAGCAACACGTTTTGCAGACCCAAACAATATCATTGTCAGTCCAGACAAGGACATGAGACAGATTCCTAGTACGCTATGGGATATGAAAGATGATGTTGTTGAGATAACTAAAGACGATGGTGATCGTTGGCATCTAATACAGAGCCTAAGCGGAGACCCCACAGATGGGTACTCTGGTTGCCCTGGAA